ACCTCCTACTCTCCCGATTTAAGGAAGATTATTAAACGACCTTGCTTTGCGTTTCCCGCGTTGGTAACATTGATGGTAATCTCTGAACAAATTGCGACTAGATCGGTTGATGTAATTTTAGTAGCAGTAGAACCGCTTAAATTGGCTAACTCCCCACAAGCGACATCGCTCCCGTATACGTCAGTTAAGGTGATATCATACAATGCAGCGGGGACATCTGTTGCCAGATCACCGTTCTCTCCGGGGACGGCCTCTAACCCTGCGACAAAACCCTTAACCCCGTCCGGCACTATCAAATAGTTTGTAGCGGCCAAGGCTAATGCTGCTTTATGCGTAGAAATAACCTCAGCGGTTAAAGCCCCTGTGCTATCATCAGACAGCCAGTCCAATACAATTTTTTCATCTGAAAATTCAACGACAGTAAGCAACGACCCTGCCATAATATCCCTCCTAATCTTCCTCTGGTAAAAAGCAAATAGGTTCCGGGGCAACCGATGCCGCGATCCCTACCCTGATTTGATGCAGCATTAATTCTAAAATATTCGAATGATAAGCGACAACCCTTTCTCTGAAAGTTTCTGCTGGAAGAATGTTTGACAATGAGATTACACTATATGCTATTATCCCCGCATGATATTCACACGGGATATCGTCTGACGTTTCTGGTCTGGCAACATATTCGATTAAAAGATCATCCTCAAAGTCATATTTTCCTATGACAATATTCCTGCCTCTTGGATACCACTCAGCGCTATTATCAAGCCCTATCTCGCTGGGTTCTTTCCGTGTAACCCAGCCAAAGTCAGAGCTTTCTTTAAACATTTTTCCGCCAGAAACATAATCAGCATTCCCCCCAGAGCCATATAGCTCAAGGGTATTAATTGCCTTGTTAACTACTCTCCACGTCCCATTTGCAGCCGTATTGCCAGTAATATCATGGACAACGATTATATCATCGTCAGAATACCCATGGCTTGAGCTTGTAACCACAATGGGAGATGCGTTAGTTGCACCGGTTATATCCTTTGCATTTGCCCTTAAATCCCTGACATTAAGGATGGAAGAGCAATCAACAGGCCATGGAAATACGTGTGTATTAGAGGACAGAGATTTCCGTTTATTAAAAAAAGACGGCGCAACTTGTTTGATCTCTAACCCAAGCAGGGCAACGCCATTCAAAACAGCCTCGTCAATAGCGGTGTCATAAATGGGCAAGCTGGTTGGCTCGCTTACGCTTCTTTTAATTTGAGCTTTTATTTCATCGGGGGTCATTATTGGGCTTTTTTGTTTTTAATCGGTTTATTTTTACCACGCTGCGGTAGTATAGCTGGTAACGGCTTACGGATTTCTTCCCCGGAAGCGTTAAAGTCTTTGCCGTCCTGCTCATATACGTGGTCGGCTATTCCCACCACTCTTCCGTAAGCCCGCTTTTTGTCTAATTTTTCCATGTTCTTTCCCTTTTCTTTAGCTGATTATGGGTATGATGGGAGCGGCGTTTTAGTCCACCCCCCAATAGAAAGTTTATTCCCAGATTTCAAAATCCAATTGTGGTATCCCTTTGCCTGTAACGGAGGAATCATCAGTCCCGTTAGTAAGCGTGACTTTCACCAGCTCGTCTGCCGGGATTGGCTCTGCAAGGATAATGGCATCAGTATCGTCTGATGTATCATAGAAGTCCAAGTCAGCAACGGCATCTGGGATTATCAACTTTCCGTAAGCATCCGGGTCAGCGGTAGTCCCAACTTCAACAGTCGCACTGGCTGTGTTAACTGCAAAAACCTCCGTGGCAGACACCCCAATATTGATCAGTCTCCCCGAATAGCCAGGGGGGAGCCTAAACTGGAACACTTCTGCTGCGCCTCCGCCAAAATCAAATTCTCCTAATGTTTTAGAAAACACTTTTTTTTCATCATACATATTGAATTCCCTTTATTTGTAAGTCTGGGCTTTCACCCCCAGACTTATTTTATGTTTACTCTATGATGCGCTGTCCCATTTCATAATTCTTGCGTCGGCCGCTGCTGTGTGTATTAGCCCGAACCCGCCTAGATAATACCACGCGATTCCCTTACTTCTACCATACGTAGACATTCAACCACAGTCGCTATTCTGTGGCCCGCTTCATAAAACGTTGGTGACTTTTACCTTTTCGGATATCAATTACGGTAAACCTGTTAACGTTAGTTATTTTGGCAATTTCACTATTTGATAATTTCTGGTCTTTAATCATTTTAGCTACGTCAATGATTTGCTCATCAGTATATTTACGGTTATGATGAGCAAGCTCTGCCGCGCTTGCCGTTTCGTGTTTCCAGGTATACCCTTTTCTAATCCTACAAATATGCGTTGCCGAAATTCCTGTTATTTCTACAATTTCAACTCCTTTTTTACCACTTTTGAATAAATCCAAAACCTCTTGGATATTTTCCTTGGTATATTTAGAGTTGCCGTTTTTTTCACCAGTCATTGTCCGACCTTTAATGGAACAATCTATTAAATTATCTTGCTGCGTTCCAAGAAACAAATGGTCTGGATTAAAGCACACTGGGTTGTCACACCTATGGCAAACAAAAAGACCATCGGGAATAGCTGCTCCCTTAAAGGCCACTAACGATAATCGATGCGTCATGATCTTAAAACTTCCATATATATCTGGAATTCTTACTGAACCATAACCAACAGTTGTCGCCCCTGTCCATTCCCAGCATCCTTTATCAGAAATTCGCATATTCTTTACCAATGTTTTTAAAGCTGCTTCACGTTTCCATGAAGACTCGACTATTTCATATCCCCAATTCTTGGGGTCTGGGCGCTTCGGACTCGCTTGAGCCCTACTCCCTTGCGGGATAGTCTGTGAACGTTCCTCTGTTGAGGCTTCGATGCAGATTGGCATAATGTGTTTCCCCTTTTTTTAAATGTTTTTACGTCCATACTTGTAGGAATTTAACACACCTTAGCTTTCCTGTCAATTCACCCAGTTCTGCAATGCTAAATTACTTTAGCATGGGACTATGGTTAAATAATCCGTAGGAATCTTCCCGCGCATTTCTTCGGGTACAACGATAGCTTCGGCAACGGTATCTTGGCCAAGGAAAAACGCACCATCAGACTTGGCGTTTTCCCAGGATTCTTTCCCAATATGGGTCTGCTCTACAAACCGGCAATTCTCATATCGACCGATTTCACCATTCATAATAAGCTGGAAGCCCTCTGTGGTATACTGGTGGACAGCTTCAAGATCGTTCTTCAATGTTCGGAATGTAGACGGCCTGGCAATCACATAATAATCGTCATTAACATACGGCATGATATTCCGTTCTTTCATTTCGTCTGTTATGAGACCTATGTGCGATTTTCCCAACGCCACGTTGTTCACTACTACCGTTGCGCCATTGGTAGAGACAGTAACAGCAGTAGTTGACGTTCCGCTAGTCGGTGCAACTCTCAGCGGGGTCAGATCAAATTGGGCATGAGCTAAAGTATCAAATGCCTTTTTTGCATCGTGCTTTAAGACTTTATTAACGATTTCCGTAACGGGATGCTCAGACAGATTATCAAGCTTTCCCGTGTAAGGCACGGAATTGCCAGCTTCCGTGACAGTCAATGAACCCTGCGTGATAGTGAAATTGGTTTCAGGCATTATATCTGCCTCAACCAGAGTTGAACCCTGCGTAGCTACATCACTGTAAATATCCCAATGATACGTATCACCTTTTTTCTTACCCTGCTGTGATGCATCTTTTGCATCACAAAACTGTCTATATTTTACAAGAGGCTGTAACGCATACCTCAATTTTTTTGATAGATTCTTAGCAGACATATACCCGCCAAGCGTATTTGTTACCCATACTTGTCCAGACATAACGCTTACCTCCTAAGCCTGGCCACGAACTTTCCGCATGTCTGCGATTATTTCGCTCGCAGTTTGAGGCTTATCTTTTTCTATTTTAGACTTCTTTAAATTTGCGCTTTTCACTTCATCAATAGAAGTTCTTTTGCGCTCTCTTTTTTCTTGCAACTCGTCTTTCTGCGGCGCCGCTTCCGGCTTAAATGAATCAACCCAGTCCCGCACTCCTTGGCAAGCCTCCTGGCAAAGCTCCCATGTATAAGGCTTCCCCTCTGATAGCGCCTTGTCAATAGCTTGGTTGGCGAAATCAACTAATCGCTGATCTTTTATCAAATCTCCAAACCCGCCGTTTTCAGGTGAGGCTTGGAGCCTTTCATTGATTTGCTCAACACGTAGCTCTTCTTTGACTTGGTTTTTGATCTCATCAGGGGATACTTGCTTTTGAGTTGCCATGCTTCCCATGATTTCTTCAATCGCCGCTTCTCCTTCCTCTTCCGTCCCACACTGGATAGCCTCTGTCAATTCTTTGATTCGAGCTTGCCTTTTTGACTTATCGTCCTGAGCAGGATCAACTTTTTCCTCTTTTTCCTCATCCTCTTCTCTGGGTAAAGGAATTTTTCCTTGCGCCGCTTTCAAAAGGCGTGTAGCCTCTTCAAGTCGGCTATCCGCAGCAGATTCTTTTTGGAGTGATCGTTTCCCTGCGTCAATGATATCTGATAGCAGTACTTCACTCTCTTTTCCATCTACTACAATTTTTTCCATCTTTAGCGTTGTCTCGTCAACCTTTTCAGCGGTG